ACGGCCCTTGTTGGGGTCGAAGTAGACTTTCTTGAACGCACACCCGGCCAAGCCGAGGTTGAACAACATGCGCTCGTGCTCCTTGCGGTACTCAGGCATCTGCTCTGTCAGGCGCCAGTTCATGTCGTCCCGCACGCGCTCAGCCGCTTCTTCCTTCAGACGGTCGATCGCACCCACGATCTCTGTCTTGACCGGGCCCGCAGCAGGGAACGTCTCAATGATCGTCTCTGACTGGAACTTGACGGCAGCCTCGGTCAGCAGGGTGGAGAACACGCCACACGCGCCGTTCCACGGCTCGGTGCGCTCCTCGTACTTCATCCCCAGCACCTCAAGACCGCGGACGTAAATGTCCACCCACTCTTTGCGGGATGTGACGTCCGCCTCGATCAGGCCGGTCAGCTCGCTGGCGATCTTGCCCAGCTCCGCCTCGTCCATGTGCTCAGCCAAGTTGGCATCGAACGGGATGTCTTCCCCGCCGCCCTCCGGCATCATGTCGATCTCCATGCCATCAATACCGATCTTCACCCCTTCAGGGTTCTCGATCTCAATCTCGATCGCCGGAGTATTGTCGACAGGGATGTCGGCCAAGGCGTCCAAGCCCAGCGGGGCTTGGGCAAGGGAAGAAGTCATGCTGTTCGCGGCCATTGTGTGTGTCCTTAGTAGTACGCTGCCTTGCGGGGGCGGCTGTACTCGTTGTCTTGGTAGTCGTTGCCGAGCCTGATGAAGCCCCCGGTACGGAACCGGGCCATTGTCATGGACGTGCAGTCCACCATGTCGTCGTGCTCTCCGTTGGGGAACTCCGCAACTTGGTCAATCACTTCTTGTGCCCAGCGCCGCCCCGCAGGATACCAGACCATGCCCGATCTGAAAATGTCTGCGATGGCAGAAAGTCGTGCATATTTGTCGCCAGTGCCTCGGTGAGGCGTGAATTCACTGACTGGAATGCCAATCGAGCGCAGTTCTTGGAACAGCGGCGTGCCACTGGACTTCTTTTCCACGATGAAGATGTCCGGCTCCCACTCTTCGTATTCTTTGAGCGCCAAGTCCTTGAGCTCCGGGAACTCCACGCGGATGTTGATCGCGTTGAGCAAAATAATATGGGGTAAACCCTTAGTCAGCCGGTCATGGCGGAACACACCCCACGTCAGGAGCGCCGTAAAGTCAGCGCGGGTGTTCATCTCGGCCGCCGCGTCCAGTGCCATGATGATGATGTCGCACTCTGGCGGGTCTTCCTCTTCCCACTCACGCCACCAGTCCCGTTTGATGATGGCGCCTTCCTCGGAAGTGGGTTCTTGCATGTACTGCGCCGCCCAGAACTGGGGGAACATACTGGCTTTTTTGGCTTCGAGCTTTTCCACGGGCCACTGCTCAGGCCACAGCGACTTGCCGCTGGGCAAAATGGCGGGGAACCGCACCTCGTTCCACTGCGGAGCGTCTGGATTGGTCTCAGCCCACTGCAGCGCACGACCAATCGGGTCTTTTTTACCCCAGCGCGTACCGATCATGACGATACGTCCCCCGGGCATAAGCCGCTGCAGCGGGCCGACTTGCATGTACTGCCACGCATTCTCGAAAACCGTGTCGGGGTTGGCCACCAAAGCCTGTTCAGAGACCAAGTCGTCCGCAATCAGCAGGTGTGCACCGTGTCCGGCGACGTTTGCACCGATACCAATCGCAAAATACTTGCCGCCAAGGGTTGTCGTCCAGTCGTCGGCCGCGCTTTTGTCCTTGGATACCTGCGTTTGGGGGAAGATCGACTGGTATTTGGGCCCATCAATGAGGTTCCTGATCTTGCGGCCGAACGTCGCAGACAGCGACGCGGTGTGCGTGACCATGATGATGTGGTGCGTGGGGTGGTGGCCGAGGTACCAAGCCACGAAAAGGTACGCGATCGTCTCAGATTTACCGAACCGGGGTGGCATCGACACGGTCAAGCGCCCGTCTTCCTCCGCCACGATGCCGTGCAAGATCGGTTCGAGGTGTCTGTGGTGCGGCCCTTCCTTCCAGTCCGGGTACACAAAGCGGCAAAACTCGAGGAAGTTGTCCCGGCGCGACTGCACCAAGCGCTTTTCTTCCAGCTCGTCGAGCTCGGCCAGCAACTCCGCCTTTTCCTTGGCAGGCATGTTGGGGAGCGCGGCCAAAAGCTGCGCAATCCTGTCGGGTGACAGGTCAAGCGCTGGGCTGGTCGGCATCTTGGCTCAGTGTTTCTTTGACCTGAACGGTCTCGATCTCTTGCACGGGCGGCAGGTACTTGGACAGCCGCTGGCGGATGCGCTCTTCCAGCTCCTCGGTGCTGGCGTCCACCTTCTTGACCTCGATCTTCTCGGTGAACAGTCCGACCTCTGTAACCTTGCCCAGCAAACCCAGTGCCTTCAAGCGGATGTTCGGATTGGGGTTTTCGCAGTCGTCCAAGATTTTGGCCACGGCGTACCCGCGCAGGTTCTTGGCTTGCTCCACGAACTCCCAGTCGTAGGCGGTCAGCATCCCCACAAGGTGCTGCACAGCGGCAGGTACCTTAATGTTAGTGAGCGCTAACTGAACGGATGCGGGGGTCGAGCCGGTGGTAAGCGCAGCGAATGCTGCCCGGGCTGTTTGGGTTTGCGCTTCTGTTGTGGTGGCTTCGTCGTCGAGCCCCATCTCGGTCAGCCAGTCTGCCGTCTTGACTTGGGCGTCAATCGTCTGGGTGGGGGTCGCTTTTTCAGTCGGCGTGAAGTCTTCCGGCACGTCCATAAAGACAGCCGGGTTCAGGTCCGCTGAGATGAGGTGTTCTAACATTTTGCGCAGAGGCTCCAAGAAAGCTTGTAACCACGATGGGCGGAGTGTACACTCACATCGGCAATGCTGCAAGCAGTTGCGCATTTGCTTCTCCTTGGGGGCTTGTCCCTCTTTGAAGCCCCCGGTTTGCGCCGGGGGCTTTTTTTATTTGTGGCTGTCTAAGTTTTGACAAAGGTGTACGTGGGATTTTTTATAGGGGGTGGGGGTTGCTTAAAAATTAAGCACCCGGGGGTGTTCCGATATGGGTCAAGCTGTTGAAGACTGGCTGAGTTGGGCAAAGCGGGTTGAGTTTTCTAAAAGTGTGGGGCGTTTGTGTGGAATAGTGTTCTTGTCGGGACGGCGGAGTCCCATCACAGCTTTGGGGGGATGGGGTACGGTGGGGTCAGCCTATCCCCGGAAGTGTCGCCGCAACCCCGGATTTCCACCCCCATTCGTACAGTAGAGGCATCGGTTAGGGACAAGCCCTGCCGATCTGGGCGGAACAGTTCCGCCCAGTTCTTAACCCTACTGGAGAAACTTCCATGAGCAAAGCTATTCGTTCTTTCGTGTCTTTCAACGCCGCCGCCTGCGCCAAAGCCTTCAATGTGTTTGCGCAGATCGAGGCGCAGTCCGATCTGTGGGCAGAGGAGCTTGCCGCCGCAGGCATCGTAGGCCCGGACATCAAGGCCTATGCAGTGGCCTACGTTGCAGAGAAGTCGGGCAAGTCACCCAAGCCAAGCCAGCGTGGTGGCCTGACGTTTGAGAAGGGTACGACCGAGTACAACCGAGTCGAGTACCTCGTGCGAGTTGCCAGCGGCAAGGCCGCAGAGAAGGCCGCCAAGCGCAGTTCAGGCAAGACCGACCCGGTCGCCAAGTTGCTGGCCGCTTACGCCAAGCTGAGCGCTGGTGAGAAGCGTTCGTTCAAGGCGCAAATCTGAACTGGGCAGAACCGTTCCGCCGAGTTTTTCCGCAGGTGCAGTGCGTTCGAGCCTGCCCTGCGATGTTCAATCATGTCTAACCCAAGGAGAACTTCCATGCCCAAAACCCAACCCTCACGCCTTCTGCTGGCGCTAATGGCTAATCACCGCCACACACCCAGCATCACATGGCTGTGCCGCTACGACAACCGCCGCATCGGCGGTGAACTCATCTAACCCAAGGAGAAGCACCATGCGTAACCGCAACCAACCCACTCTCGAAACCCTCACACAATTCCGTGACCCTGCTGGCGCTCTCTGGTGCGCCCAGCTCTACTACCCAGAAGGCAAGCGCAAAGACCCACGCTACTTCATCGCCTCCCTCAGCATGGTCGGCTCCACAGTCACCATCCCCTGCGCCACCATCGCCCAACTCTGGTACGAGATCGGCTTGCGCCAGCAACCAGCCCTGCCGGGTTTCTGATATGCACTGGGCGGAACGGTTCCGCCCGGTCTTATGCGTAATTTGCATAAGGTTGCCTCTTTTTTAAGCACTGTCCAGCGAATCCCCAGATTATCGAAGGTATGCTTCAACTCAGACAGCCGCCAGCCCGCATGGATACTAGCGTTGGCCCTTTCGGTCACACCTACTATATATATATTTATATAATAGATAGATAGATATATACCCCTCTATATATGGGCATTTTCTCTTTTGCAAAATTACGTTCTTTGATTGAAGCCCGTATCCATGTTCCCAAAACATATAATACGTGTGACCATTTGCTCGCAAGCCCCGTGTTTATTGGGCCAGCGACTGTCCAGCTTTAAGGACACCTTCAATATTCTGGGACACACTCTAGATTCTTGTGGACACAATGAGATTCTGTGTGCACAATACAAGCACTGGGCGGAACGGTTCCGCCCACTCAACCAACGGAGCCACCATGCAACGACGACGATTCCCCTCTTCCGGGTTCACGCACATGACCCTGCCACAGATACGCACCATCCTCGAAAGCCAAGGTTTCAACGCCGAAGAGGTCGAGGAAAAGACCAACGCCATCCGCAAGCACCGCGCAGAACTGCGTGGCCAGAAGATCAAGCACCATCGCTCAGTCACCTACTGGCGCTACCTGCGCACCCCTTTGAAGCGTGAGATCGACATCTGCCGCACATCCATCGAGTACATCGAGCGCAAGAATCTCAGAGGTGAGGACTTGGACGAGACCGACAACGCAAGGCGTGAGGCATACGAGGCGTATGCGTTGGTGCTGACCAGCCTGCTTCGTCGGTTCGATGAGTTCATCGAGATCAACCCCAGCATGACGCCCATTCAGGTGCTCAACCAAGAGCAAGAAGCTGGCAAGTGGCGCTTCGTCACGCGGGGTGAGCACTGGGCGGATTGGATACCCGACAAGGCCAAGGCCCCTGTACTTGAGATGTTTGCCTCGATCCCCCACCGGGTACGGGCCAAGACCAAGATTCCTTTCGAGCGCAAGGTTCCCAAGGGGTCGCAACGCAGTCGGCGCACGATGCTGGAGCAGGCGATGGCCAAGGAACTGGAGACCCTGCGGGCAACACACGCCGCCTATGAACCCGACCGCACCATGTCCGAGGCCTTGCAGGACGAGATGCGTGACAAGCAGGACAAGGTCAAAGCCAAGATGCGCAAGATCAGACAGGCGCAGGACATCCTGCACCGCAAGCGTGACAACCAGCCCTTCCCTGCCACATGGCATGGGTTGTTGAAAGAAGGAGAAAGCAATGAGTAAAACACTGGAGGTGTTCTACCGCAAGTTCCGCAAGGTAGGCAAAGGCGGTTCGTACCGGGAGATGGAGTGGGCGCTTCGCCGCAAAGGTGTGCCCGAACCGCACATTGCGCTGGTAATAGAGTCCATACGAACCGCCCGCGCCGAGGTAGCGCAAC